GTTTTATGAAACCAATTACCGACGCCGTTAGGGGTCGATAGTGCAATGCAGCGGCCACCAGTTGATAACGTTGGATATAGACCTGTCCATAGTTCTTCAAGGCCCTCAATGTGAGCAGCCTCGTCAAGTACAAGCAGTGACAGGGCTTCGGATCGACCGGCATCGCCAGAAGTCGAAGCAGCCTTGATGGAAGAACCATTTGAAAGCTCAAATGAAGTCCTATTGTCTACTGAGATTGATGAGATTCGAACCCAGTCTGGTAGGTTCTTCATTATGCTTTTAACTTTTTTAACTAGATTGCCTGCTGTTGCAAACTTAGTTGCCATAACAAGGATAGATTTATCACGGTGAAACAACATCATCCAGGCGATGTATCCAGCAGTAATTGTCGATATTCCAAGCTGGCGCGCTTTTAAAATAACATTAAAGCGATAATCATTAAAATCTTGTAGTAACGTGTCTTGGAAATCATATGTATTAAAAAGGATTAGCCCGTGCATCGGATGAGATATACGGGCATAATTTGTTAGAAAGTAAGCGGGGTCTTTACCACACTTGAGTATTTCTTTTATTTGTTCTTTTTTGTCTAATTGAAACGGCATTAATCATTTTTTGGTTTTGGTCTCGTGTCGTTATCAGGACGCTTGCCGCCTTCGCCATTCCATCCGCCTTGGGACATAAAAGTTTCCCACTTTGACTCTGGGCGTGCGTCAGTACCAGCATTCACTTTCATAGATTCATCTAATCCGCCAACTTTGTAGTGCATTTTAGCTGTGACCCAAGAGCGTACTCGGGAGGAGTTTTCAACACGAACGTCAATCTCACCTTCAGTTGTTAACGATACTGAATTTCCAGTGATCTTCTTGTATTCTTTCTGCAGGAACTTAACGATTTCTGCTATCTGACTTTCTACGTCTGACTCAAAGCCTTTCCCGTACACTTCTTTAATTTGTACCTCGGCCATATATGAAAGACACATCATATTGCCGTAGAATCTAACATTAAATCCGTCCATTACTCTCTTATCGAGAATTGGATCCCCTTCTTCTCTTTTAAGGCCGGCCTTGAGCGGCTCTCCGCTTTCGTCAAGGGCGCCGTCATACGCATTGGCTGCAGCTTGTGATAATCCTTGTACTATTTCATAAACCGTTGCCATTATTCTCGTCCTCCTGGTGCGCCGGGTCTATTGATTCCAGTATTTGCTGCATCCTTAAGAGCGCCGACGGTGATGGGTTTCTTTTGCTCTGGTTGCTCTGGTTTTGCATTTTGCATATCCATAGCCATTTTTTTAAGTTCAATGCCAACGCGTTTATATTCTGCCGCTGTAAAATCCGTTGGGTTTTTTTCGCGCAATAAATTTATTATTTCAGCCAGGGTGTGAATAACTTCTGCCACATCATCGATTTGTGCCAACTCTGTTGCCGCTATTCTTCCAACTTTATCGATAAATGTACCTGTCATTTTTTCAACAGATGCATTTGGTTGTTCATCTTGTTCTCCGACAATAGAGTCAAACTCTTCACTATCAAGGGCTTCTCTAATAATATTTTTAAGAATTGTTTTATTGATTTTCATTTGGTCTCCATCCTTTTAACCATCGTTCTTCTCTATCTTCAACATATTTTATGTAGCAGCTATTGCAACATTCAAACTTGATTATAGAGATATCATCCTTAACGCTTTTAGGAAAAGCATTACAAACTGGACAATTTTTTAAAGATTCTCTATTAAGTAGTTTTTTTGATATCTTTATGCCATTTACATCTATTTTTTCTGAGTACTCTCGTTTCTTATTTGAGCGCTCATATAACTTCTTCATTTGTTCAAGGTATTGTTTTTCTTTTTTTTCGTCCCAATTGTTTCTTGGGTTTTGTATAGTTTCGTCGCCATACTTTTCTTTTATAGCTTTTTCCACTGCTGCAATTTTATCATAATCGTTACTCATTAAACACCTTATACGCGCCGTACGAAAGGGCCATTCCACCTGCAACACCGACGGCGATCCAGAGTGCAGGATTCTTTTTACTTTGTTTTTTTAGCGCCTCCGCTAGCGCATCTGACTCTCTCTCAAGCGACTGAACTCTCATATCATACTCAGATATTAAGGCTTCGTGCCTTATTGTTAGGTTCTGTAATTGTAAATCATATTCGGTAGCTTGTATACCTAATTCATATTTTAAACGAATATCGCACTGTTTTACTGCTATTTGTGGCGCTAATAACACAGAGGCATTAGCCAGCGGATCGTACAGCACTCCCTCAAAAGGAGCGCATTGATTTAAACCTAAGAATGTAAATTTGCCAACATCGTTAGCAGTTGCGGTGTTACTCCACATACTCAAAGTCAAAAGTACTAATAATCTCATCTGCTAACGCCTCCTTGTCTTGCGAAAACTGTCTCTCGTATTCTTTAGTTTTTTTTTGTTTTTCTCTTTCTAAATTATCTTGAGATTCGTCATAATCATCTCTTAATTCTTTTAGAGCTTCTTTATAAGTTTCAATCGCCTGCTCTCGTCGAGCTAGCTCTTCACTGTGAATATATTGTAATGCTTCGATACGTTCTTCGGTTTCTTGCTTGGAAATCTCGTAAGCTTTGTTGAGCGCATTATAATCTAAGCGCATCTTAAGTGACACAAGCGACAAAGAAAAAATGACGAGAAGTTCTCGCCAGTTCTTAAGTGCAAATTGTAGTACCTTTGCCCAACTCATGCAACACCTTTTAACTTAGCAATCCCATCAATGACTGTTTGTCCGCCAATATAAATTGCTGATATCATTACCCAGTCGCTAGATGTAAGATCTGCGAATGCTAAAAGACCCGTTGCTGTCAGCCACACCAAAAATTTGCGAGATATCATTTTCTCAACGAGGCGATCTAATTTTGCTTTTGTATACGACATCATTTTTTCCTCTCTTTAAAAATTTTTAATAATTCTTCGCGGACCATTTCTTCAACAGAGTAAAGTTTTTTTAAATACTTCTTTGCTTTTTCTACCGTTTTAGAGCACCCTTTCTTTTTCCAGGAGTTAGATTTTTTTATATAGACGCACTTTCCCTCACGTTTATATGGCATTTGCCGCTACTCCCAATCACCAATTTTCTGCTTAGCGACATCAACTTGTTCCTTAAAATCACCAAGGGACGATAGGATTGCTTCTCTATTGTGGGCGCCTGAATACCATTGAAGAAATGCGTCTACTAAGCCAGATTTTCTTGCTACTCTTATTCTGAGGTGATTATCAGTACAAATTTGAATAAAAACTTCTTCGATGCTTTCCCCTTTTACAACTCGGGCAGATTCACCAGCTGGTTGTAGGGGCGCTGGTTTTGTCTCGACATTCTTAGCAGGCGAGTCCATCCACCCTTTAATTGAATTCCACAAACTCATCCGTTATCTCCTTTCGATAATCTTTTTTCTATTGCCATTAGCAGAGGGGTGCCAATAGCAAGCATACCGAGCATTGGTGCCATTTTCTTTAATACATTAAAGACCACCATAAGATTTTCATGAGTAAAGGCTTCAATACCCTCTTCTAGTCCAAGTTTTTTGGATACATTTTCACTCGATCCTTCAATGATGGCAGCAACCGTATCAGCTAGAGCTACTACTTCTTTTGCGTTTTTTTCGCCAACTGTTCCCAAAAGACTTTGGAACAATTGTGCTAATTCGCTGCGAGTTCCTTCCGGGTGGCTAGCAATGCCACCTGCCGCTAGCTTATCAGCCATGATGCGACTTGGTGACGTGTCATAAAAGTCGTCCAGACTGGCCGCAGAAGACATAATCTCGCTCAGCTCTTCTTTAATAATCTGTTTAAGTTGTTGTTTTGTAATTTTCATGTTGTTAATCCTTTCATGCTTAGTATTCGCCCGGGTCGCGAATATATTCTTCTTGTCTTCTAACCATTTCTTGATGCATCTCATCACCACTCAAACCCTCGGCGGCTAAAGTTTTCATCATCTTTTTAAATTCTTCAGCGCTGTGGAATCCAACATAATCATAGTCTGGAGTCCTGACAAGAATGGCGAGCTTATCATCGGAGGCATAGTCCGCGGATGCCTCAAGTCCATACTTTTGGGCAATTGCTCTTGCTTTTTTATCTTCGGCTTCTAATTCTTCATCGTAGTCATCCGCACGACCAGTATCTTCGGGTTCTGGTTTTGGGGGGCCGGGATGATTATAGCGATCGTGGCCCGGAACATATTCTGCTTCGTTTAAATGCTTTCGCCAATTTTCAAATAATTTCTTCATGGTGTTAATTCGACCGGATATCTAGGATCAATATCACTAAGTTCACCATGGTGGTCTAAGTCCGATATATCCGCTTCCATTCTGATAGGATCATCGTAATGTTTTGTCGTGCCATTCAAAAAAGTGACTTTTGCGTATGGTATTGCCGGCTCTTCGTTATCCATATTAAGGACTTCAACCTTTTCTATTATATCAGCATGATTATCGCGTAAGACCTGAGCCAGATCTTCGAACTCTTGTCTGTTGCGATTTTCTTTGATAATGCCTGTCTTCTCGTCCATAAAGTAACGAGGGTCAAATCTTCTTGTGTTTTTTCTTCTAGCCATTATATTATTCCTTTTAAGTTGCTAATCCATTCATACTTAGTTTTCTAGATACTTTGTTCCAAGCAATTCTGCTACTATATCAGCAACATCCATTCTTTCTTGTTCATCTTCGATATTTGAGAGTATCTCTGATACTGACAACTTAATTGCATCTTCTAATTTTGGCATTCTTGGGTCATTATAAGACATTTTATCCAACATTTCTTCAAAGCCTTTGATTTTCTTTCTGTATCTTTCTGCACCAAAAGGCTCAGACCCTAATCCATAATAACCTATTTCGTTTAGCTCTTCTTTGATAATCTGTTTAAGTTGTTGTTTTGTTATCTTCATGTTGCTAATCCATTCATACTTAGTATCGCAATCAATCCGGGTACATTCTTTCTGACATAAACGCCAGAGAAAAGTGTCTCGCATCGACCGCCGACATAAGCGATTGCCGACTCAATATTCTTGCTGACTTTTGGATCAGCCACCATCTCTTCTGACACAACTAATACTAACGAACCTGCTGCAGCCTTACCTTTCGGTGGGGGGCAGGCTGACCTGTTCATACAATTGTGAAGGATCACCGATC